CCTTCAACAGGGGCTAACGCTGCTGAAGCATTCGCTGTCAAGCGGTTCTTCAGTAAATATGAGCGTCCCAGCTCAGCCATGTCAACCTCCAGGCGAATAACCTGTTGGGATTCATGGTTAGCTAACGATTCACTTCTGGGGTGGAAACACCTCTACACGCCCAACTGGGCAGTAGCTAAGCTTTTCATCGCGAAAGTCCTTAAGGATTTTCATCTTGGTCCTGTTAGTTTTACCAACGGGAGCGAGTTTACTCCTACTTACGGATACGGCTCTATTGAGTCGAAACTAAGTAGATCAAAGTGGACTTGTACCCCTGATAACTTCGAGTTCTGGTGCCGTACTTGTTACGGCGTCAGAGCTTTAAAGTTTGCGATGCGAAAGCGGTTTGCGAAACTATTAGTCACCAAAGCTTGGGACAGACGAAGAGTGAATAAAAGAATCTGGGAGACCTTTCGTAAAACGAAAGACCCTGCATTCTCATCATTCTGCTTTAAGTTGTCTCTTGTGACGGAAATGGTTCAAGGCAATAGGTTTTCTACGGTGCCGAAGAATAACTCGGTTGACCGTCCTATTTGCATAGAGCCACTGGCTAATATCCTGACCCAAAGGCGTATCGGACAAGGGATCCGTGGAGCTTTAAAACTTCACGGGCTCGACTTAGATACTGCAGCAAACATCACCGCAGTATGATAAGCGCACCAAAGTACGCTACCGTCGATTTAAAGAATGCTAGTGATAGCATTTCTCTCTCGTTAGTAGAATACCTTATTCCTTATCGTGTACTTAAGTTAATTAAGTCCGCGCGGTCAGAAATGACACTAGGCCTTGATGGTGAGTTTTATCTCATCAAAAAAAGTTTCTAGTATGGGTAATGGTTTCACTTTCGAGCTTATGTCTCTTATCCTTTTCGCCTTATGTAAATCTTTGACGCAGGATTGTTCCGTGTTCGGAGACGATATAATCGTTCCGAACAACGTAGCAGAAACACTTGTGCGAGATTTGAATAACGGCGGGTTCGTTGTAAATCCTGAGAAATCTCATATTTACGACGTGTACCGAGAGAGCTGTGGTGCCCATTTTCTCGATGGGCATGGCTACATCGAGTCTTACGACTTTCGATGGGCCAAGAATATAGGTGAGGTCTTGACGATAAGCAATAAATTGTCAAGATTAGCTAATATTTATCCTAGCTTTCTTTCGTTATTTACAGAGGTTTATAGGGCGATGCCCGCGACCTTGTACGCGGAAAACCCTCATAAAATCGAGGGTATATGGCATCGACCACAGGAGCCCTTCGGTTCACCTAAGCTTGACACGTTCACTGTGATGTCACCTTATCAATTTCGTAAGGATGGCATCCCGATGACGCGATCAGCAAAGGTTAGGCTACGTAGATTCTGTCGAAACCTACAACTCAATCCTCGTGATGCATCCATGCATTATGGGGTTGAATGGGTCGACGCAGGATCTATCCCGTCTACAGTTGACGCAACGCGCCAATGGGCGAAGATACTTATGTATCTTAGCTCCTCTAGGCGCTGCGCTGATACTGTTAAAGGAAAGGGTGTATTTAAGTCTTTCAAGGTTGTGACGCTATGTCACGGAACCACGTTTCGATGGTCCGAGATTGTCGCAGCCACGTAGTATTGAAAGCAACGGGATCTTGTCCGGCTAGTTACTAGTCGTCCGAGATTTTAG